TGGTTTCATCATAATCATCAAATGCAAACATTTCATTTGCTTCGATTCTTTTTTTCAAAAACCCTACTAAACCTGACTTGTCTGTTCGAGGTCTTCCTCGATCAGATTTAGTTTCATCATCAAATTCAGGTGTAACACCTTCATCTAATATTTCTTCTAAATCTGCTTTAACTTCATCTTTTGCATCTACATTATTAGTAGTAGAATTAAAAGTTTCAGATGTTTTTTTAGTTTCATCCCCATCTAAGAAATCAAGACTTGTCTTTTTCTTACTGAAGATATTTGGTTTAATTTCTGTAGGTTCACTCGGAGTAATTATACTTTCTGCTCCAGGAGCTCCATCAAATAAACTATCTAAGTCTACATCTACTTGTTGTACGTTTGTTTGTACATTGTTTTCAATACTCATATTATTGGTTTTTTGGTTTTGTATTTCTACAATAAAAATATACTAATTTAAACTCTAAAAATTTAAAAACATAAAAGAAAAAATAACAAACATATGGACTATATGGCTATAATTATTTCTTCTTTTCTTTAGGTTTTGGTGCATCAAACTTATTTTTATTTTCACGGGCTATTTGAAGTTGTTTATCAGCTATTTCTTTTTGTGCCTGAAGCTTTTCCCTTTCAAGATTATTTTTTTCTTGATTTTGTATATTTTTATTTATTTCTTGCTCTCTTTTATAATTCATTGTGTCTGTATAATTTTCTTGCTTTTGAATTTTTTCTAAAGCATCTTGATAATCAGACTGTTGATTTTGATTAATATCTTGCATAGCTCCATACCCAGCTGCTCTAATTTCTGCAATAGTAACTTGAGCTTGTCTATCTTTAGCAGCTTCATCAGCTTTAAATTTCTGAGATTCTTGAAGTTGTTTTTCTTGTGCTGCGATTTGTTCTTGCTGAAGTTTTTGCTGATGTTCTTGTTCTTGTTGTTTAGCTTGTTGTACTTTTTCTTCAGCTTTCTTAAGAACACCTGTAAGTTCAGCTATTGACTCAGATTTAATAATACTTCCTAAATCATAAATTGAGGCACCTGTAGCATTGTTATTTAGAGCTAGTTGTTTTAATTGCTCCATCATTGCACGAGAATTAGTTTTTGTAGTACAGAAAATATTAAGATCTCTCATTAACAAGTTAGTTCCTTCCATTTGGAAGTTAATTTTTTCATCTCCACCTGTAATATATTGAAGACGAATACTTGGTTTTTTAGAATGATAGTATTGAGCAAGATCAGTTCTCATCTGATGTACACGAGGCATCAAGTTGTCACTATGCTGTATAAAGTATTGTTCTGTTTGAGCATAGCTAGCATTCATAGCTTGTTCAACTCCTGTAGCAGTTTGTTGCTGAGCTATTTGCTGACCCATACGTTGTGGGTTTAAACCAATTACTTCAAATGCTTGATTTTTAAAATATGTACCAAGTTGAATCCTTGACATCAAACGTTGAGTTTGTTCAAGATTTAACACTTGATAGTGCTGGAAATTAAGAGCATTTTCTGTATTTGTAATAGATGTATCAAGTGGTAGCATTTGAAAGTTCTTCATTGCTACATATGCTTTTGATAGATTGTTCTTACCCCAGTCTTCACCCAATGAGTGACGAGGAAGAGCATTCTGGTCAAGCATAATCACTGTACCTAATTCATCTACAAGAATATCTGCTATTTGGTTGTTTACAATGTTATAACCTATCTGATAAGGCTTCATTAAGTCTACAAGACTTACAGATCGCGTATTGCGATCAGAGAACACAGCCCCTTCTACAGGAAGTTTACAACCATAAAGAGTTGCATCACCTTTAAACTGGAAAGGAACTCTACCTGGTCTACCACCATTAAGTCCAAGATAAATAGGATTAATACCTCCTGGATTATTCATACCCCAAAATGCAGGTCTGTTAGGACCAATTTTAACTCCACCCCATACTTCATTAATCCATATCCAATCTATATGCTCACCAAAAATTAAGTTGTCTTTTGTTTTTTGTTTAAACAATTCCTGATTATAAAGTGGTTTTTCACTCACTTTATATTCTTCAGATACTATTTCTTGTATTAAATCACCTTCTGATGTGATTTTTGTAAGGTGTCCCACTTTTCTTTGACTTTTCCAATAGATAGTTGAAACCCTAAGCATATAACTTTTACCGAAGTCTTGCATGTCCTCTGAGTCAGATAATATCCATTGGACAATGTCTCCAAATTGACTCCCGGCATCATATAAGGAAGTGAACTGTCTATAAGCCAGTGAAGGCATTTGTGTGTTCCATTCATGTGTTCTTTTCGGATCATAATAACTACCGTCGTTTTGCATTCCTTGAATAGCATACCCAGCTGATCTTGCTGGATAAATTGCTTCTAAAGCTTCCAATTGTTCATCAGTCATCATCCAACCGTACTTATCTACAACGTCAGAAATTGACATCATATCTAGTTTACCTACCCAATTTCCTTGGGATATATAACGAACATCTGGAGATTTATGATAAAAAGTAAGAAGAGGATTCCAAAGGTCCATTTCATAATCATCCTCCATCATATTAAAATGCCAAAACTCTCTATCTGTAATCAGCATATCACGAAAAGCACGTTCTTCAAGTTCTTGCATTTTAAATCTTTCTTCATCAACTTTCATTTGATGATCAGCCCATTCTTCAATCATCGATCTATAATCCTTTTTAAAAAAATCTTCTATTTCAGGAAGAGTTTTTAATTTTTCAGGATTTAATTCTTGACCAGCTTCTTCTGAAGCAGGGTCAATACCCATTTCCATTAACTTATGAACTTGCTTTTGTTGAGCTTGTTGTAAAAGAACTTGTTCAATCATTGCTCTTTTTTCTTCTAACATCTCATTATATGACATGTCATCAACTGCTCTAAACATTATTCTAGATGTTCTTTTAGAAAATTCATTACAAAGAACATTAATAACATTAGGTATAATAGGATAAAACTTAAGCTCAAATGCTGATACATCCTCTTTAGTGAGAGTGTCAATCAAATCAGCCATTTCATTATCTTCTTCCACTATATAATCTTGCTTATCTATAATACCTTTAGCAAGTTTGTAGTTTTTCATTAGACGTCTTGCATTACGTCTAAGTTGTTTCATACCTTGAAATTCTAACCAGTCAAGGTTCCAAGCTCTCCACTGATCATCTTTTTCTTTTTCTGTTACAAATTGAAAAGGCTGAATAAGAGTACCCATCTTATTGTACTCTACTTTAGCACCCTTTTTTAACTGTAAGGCATTATATATTTGCATGATTCTTAATTAGTTATAATGTATGTAATACCAGTGATTCCTGTAGTATTGGTACATACAAATGTACCTGCGTTATAATCAGATATTGTTACTGTTCCTGTAGTCATCATTTTAAATTTTTAAAAGCATTTCGAACTGATCTTCCTGAAATGCTTTTATGTGTACCAATATATCTAAAGGGACTATAATTTAATTTACTAAATTTACCGGAGTTATCCAAATTTTCATTTGTAACTTCTGTACGTTTAGACATCCCTCTGTTAGCTTGTTGCACTTTAGCAAAAGCTACTAAAGCACAAAATGCTACAAGTCTATCTACGTTTAACCCATCTTGGTAATCCTGCATTTCTTTAAGAAGCATGGGATCAGGAATACGTTCTACACCATAAACAGTTTTAACAATTGATCCGTCTTCAAGTGTTTCATGATCAAGCTCCTCTTTTAAAAATTCTATACCATATGATAAAAGATTACCTTTAAATAAAGTTCCCACGTTTTTCCATCCATATTCTTGAAAGACATTTGTATTAGCTCCTATATCTTTAAGAAATAACATCATATTTTTAGGAACCAAATATCTTTGTTTTTTACGTTCCATCATATAATGTATAAATAAAGACACGTTATTTTCTACAAGTGTCCAAGCATTATACCATTCAATCATCATCTCAAGCCGTTCATGTGTCTTTTTTATATCATCAAACCTACCACACCAACTTGCTACAATAGTATCTCTTTCTATATGTTGTGATATCTTTTCTCCTTCTTTTTTTATTACTTCAACTGGATTTTTAAGAATATATATTGCACAAAGAGAATCAGATGTAGTTGTTTTACCTTCACCCACAGGATCTATGGATGCATAATACATTCCAAATGTTGGATCTTTAACCGGACGTTCATAAACACATATTACTCCTTCTTTATCTTCTGCTTTTTTAGATATTGGAAACTCCATAATAGGAGTTTTTCTAGATGGTTTATCTATTACTTTTCCTTCAGCATCTCTGTACAAATCTAAATATTCAACAGGATATTGTTTATCTTCAATACGTTGGAGTTGTTTTGATACAAGATGTGGAGGGAATACTGACTCTTTTCTGGTAGCAAATGCTTCTTCTATAGTTGTAGGCTTCTGAGATATACGAAGCTGATATTGATCAGGAGGAAGATCTTTATACCACTGAAGACGTTCTTCTTTTATAGCTTCTAGAGCTTCCTTTACTAATGAGTTTCCTGCCTCATCTATATATGGAGGCATACTCCATTGCTCAGGAATAAAAAGACCACTTTCACCAATAGTACCTTTATTATCAATTAAGTTAGTTGTAACAGCAAACATACCATATCTATGAGGATATAGTATCATATCTTTTAAAGGCTTACACTGATCGAGATCACCCACTGATCCTGCTGCAATAAAAGTACCTGTTGTCACCATACCAGATTGCATAGCAGGTCTCATAAACTCATATGTATCCATCATCTTAGGAGCAATACCTGCTTCTTCATGAAAGAAATAAGTTACTGGACCACCCACACCATTTGTAGGATCTTTTTCAAATGATGTACCTGTAATAATAGATTTATTACCCTTGTATGTATCACGACCTCCAATTCTCACTTTAATTCTCTGTTGCCATGAGAATATCTTATCAGGTTCAGATGGTCTATACCAAGCTGTATGTTCATTTAGAAAGTTACGATATTCATTAAGCATTCTCCAAGATCCTTTCTCAGAGATATAATCTTTAAGACTAGCACCTATTTTGTTTACAGAACCTTCTTCAAACCAATATTGATTAAGAAGTTTAGCCATATGAAAATAGGATGATGCAATCTGACGCTTCTTTAATATTGGTAGATGTTTCCAATAAAGCTCACCCAAACACTCATATAAAGCCATATGATATTGGGCATCCCTTACTTTAGCAAAGTCAAATCTTTTTTCCTCCTTATCATAAATAGGAAGAAAATTAAGCCACATGTAATAATCACGAGTTATGTACCAGGTTAATCCATCTTCTTTATAAATTACTCCATTTCTGCATTTATCTTTTTGATCATTCCAGTATGCAATAAAGTCTTTACTTTTAATAGGAGCATTACAATAATATCCTAATTTTTGAAACCTTCTAGCTTCGTTATTAAATTGCTTTGATATTGATACTGTAAATTTATATCCCTCATCTGGACCAGCATCTATAAAAACAGATCTTACAAAATCACGATACCCTTCCCTTGTATAAAATACAGTGGTTGTCCAATTTCCATTATCATATGTAGGTATCGTTTTATAACTATTCATTAGTTATGTTTAATTTTTTATTAAGATCATTTAAGTCTCCTTTTGTTTTATGTATAATATCAAGAAGAGTATTAAATGAACGACTTCTGATTATACCTTTAAGATTATAGTTGCTCCAATATTGAGTGTATTGTTCCCTAGGTATAGCAGCCCATTGCTCATTAAATGAACTATAGTGAAATACATAATCGTTTAAATATGACTGATCTTGCATTTTTTAAATTTTAGCTGTAGGGGGAGGAGTCGAACCTCCATGTTGACTATTCTCAACAAAAAGCTTATTTCTGTGGAGAATAACCAACACTATCGAGACAAGATAGCGTGTCTGCCAATTTCACCACCCTACAATATTGCAACTTTTGAACGATGTCAGTGAGAGTTGCCAACTCATCCTACATTACGATTAGGCTCTTGTTTGTGCATCAAGTATAGGTTCAAAAACCCATATCAAGATGCTAAGAGGAACTACGATCTAGTGGCCTACTAGCACTTTGTTGCGAGGGTAGGACTCGAACCTACGACCTTGAGATTATGAGACTCACGAGCTACCTCTGCTCTACCTCGCAATTTATTTTTTTAAATCATCTACAGTTTTAATAATAAGACCAAAAGGAATACCATAAAAAGCTGTTTTAGTTTCTCTAACACCTAAATCAAGTACCAACTCTCTACTTTGATATTTTTCTAATATATCTTTTTTATACAAACCACAAATTATAAATTTTAATTCAGTGGGATGTTTTATAACAATTATTTCATCTCTTACAGGAACAACTTGTATTAAAGGAAACTTACCATATTCTACTGTTTTTACTCCGCAATTAAGTCCTATTTTATTAAAATCCTCAACATCATATTTACTTGAATCTCCTACTTC